GCTTTCACTTCGATGAGGTGAAGGCACACAAACTCTTGGCAACACTACAGGGACGCCAAGCGGAGCTGAACGATGAGCTGCAGGTTGCCTTCAAGCCGTGGGAAATCAGGGAACCCTTTACGCCTAAAGTCAACAACAAGGCCCGAGGGTATGTCAAAGGCCAGCTGACTTACAAGGTAAAGGAAGTTGTATTTAACCCAGCTAGCAGGGACCACATAGCAGACAGATTGCAAACGCTAGGCTGGGTCGCACAGGCTCACACAGAGCAGGGCAAGCCCAAGGTGGATGAGACTGTATTGTCAGGCTTAGACTATCCAGAAGCTGCACTACTCAATGAGTATCTGATGCTGAACAAAAGGATTGGACAGCTTGCCGTAGGTCAGAATGCTTGGCTGAAGAAAGTACAGAATGGAAAGATACATGGTCAAGTTAATACAAATGGATGCAGCACATCTCGCTGCACCCACAACAGACCTAACGTGGCTCAGACACCCAGCGTCAATGCTCCGTATGGCACTCAGTGTCGTGAGCTGTTTCACGCACCAGAGGGTTACTCCTTAGTTGGTGCGGATTTGTCTGGCCTCGAATTGAGATGCCTTGCCCACATGATGGCGAAGTTTGATGGAGGTTCCTACACCGATGTCGTTCTTCACGGTGATATACACTCAGTCAATCAAAAGGCTGCAGGTTTGCCTTCGAGATTATTAGCAAAATCGTTCATTTATGGATTCCTATATGGGGCAGGTTCGGCAAAGATTGGATCAATGGTTGGTGGTACTGAGAAGGAAGGTCGCAAGCTTATCAATAAATTCATGGCAGCTACCCCCGCATTAAGGGAATTAAAGGCAGCTGTAGCACATCGAGTGAAAACTAAAGGTTACCTGCTTGGACTAGATGGCAGGGTCCTTCCTATCCGCAGCCCTCATTCAGCCTTGAATGTCCTGCTACAATCAGCGGGAGCATTGTTAGCCAAGCAGGCCACAGTATTCCTGTACGAAAATCTAACCATTAAAGGTTACAAATGGGGCGAAGACTATGCCCAAGTTGCACACGTTCATGACGAAGTGCAGCTCATAGCTAGAAAGGAGATAGCTGAAGATGTCGGAAGAGAAGCAGTTAAATCTTTTCAACTCGCTGGCGAACACTTCAACTTCAGATGCCCTATCACAGGAGAGTTCAAAATCGGAAACAACTGGTCAGACACTCACTAAACTTTATAATAAAAAAGTAAAGAAACGAGAGTATGTGCGAGAAAGAAAAAGAAAGCTTGTCGCTTATAAGGGCGGCAAGTGTGAAAGATGTAAGGAAGAATACCATCCGAATGTATTTGACTTCCATCATCATGACCACACTCAAAAAGAGTTTGGGGTAGATCAATCTCAAATGTCGAAGGCATGGGACATCCTAGTAGACGAGGTAGATAAGTGTCACCTCCTATGTGCAAACTGTCACCGTGAAGTTCACACCTACAACCCCGCAAAGTTTATTAAACTCTAACCATTAAGGAATAGAAATGACTGATGTATCCTACATGGCACATCACGGCTCAGACGATCTGGTCGTGGACGCTGCCCGAGTATCATTCGATAAGCAAGCGGAAGCCTATGGCCCTAACCAGAACGAGCGTCTGATTAACTTCCTTGCGCGGGAACAACACACCCATCCGTTCACTCACCCAGTAGCAACCTTCCGCTGCACCTCACCAATCTTCGTGAGCAGACAACTTGCAAAACACCAAGTCGGTGGAACGTGGAACGAAGTCAGTAGGAGATACATCAAGTCTTCACCATCCTACTGGAAGCCTAAGTTCTTCAGGGGTTCTGCAGCTGACGTTAAGCAAGGCTCAAGTGCTGAAGCTCACCGTAGGTCTGAAGAGTTCCTCGAGGAATACCACGACATCTGTATCGATGCGATTGCTACATACAATAAGATGGTGGCGCTGGGCATCTGTGCTGAACAGGCACGGGCCATCCTGCCACAGGGGGCAATCACGGAGTGGGTGTGGACAGGGTCACTACTGTTCTGGTCCCGCGTCTACAACCTGCGCATTAAACCAGACACTCAAAAAGAAACTAGAGACTTTGCAGAACTGCTCGGTGAGCAGATGGCATCACTCTACCCAATCTCATGGAAGGCACTCACAGATGGATGAAGGTACAGACCTAATCGTATTCACAGCTATGTCAGCAAGCATCGCAAGACTAGCTGAAGTCTACTCCTCAGTAGATGATGATGACATGCAAAACATAGTCCACGATGCAGCCCTGATCTGCTTACAGATTATGACTATCGATGACTCCATGACTGCAGAGTTGATGGCCTTCGATGGGGGTAAAATGCAATGACCAAGTTTCTCATAGATGCAGACATCGTAGCCTTTAAAGCAGCCACCAGTGTTGAGAGGCCTGTCGATTGGGGGGATGGAATGTGGACACTTCACGCTTACGAGCATGAGGGCATTCAGTACATCCATGATTACCTTAACAAGGTAACAGATAAGATTGGTGAGGGTGAGTTCGTTATGTTCATTACCGACCCAACCAACTGGCGCAAGGATATCCTGCCCTCCTACAAATCCAACAGGAAAGCCACGAGAAAACCACTGCTTCTAAAGGCCCTACGCCAGTACCTTCTAGATGAGATGGGTGCTGTCATGGTTGCTACCATGGAAGCTGACGATCTACTTGGTATCACTTCTACCAACGAGCCTGATTGCGTCATCGTCAGCGAGGACAAAGACCTAGCCACTATTCCTTGTCAGCTGTTTAACCCTGCAAAGGATGATGCAGTTCGCACCATCACTGAGTTCGAGGCTGACCACTTCCATATGCTGCAGACCCTCACAGGAGATGCAGTCGATGGTTACAAAGGCTTGGAAGGTTGTGGTCCGAAAACAGCAGAAAAAATCTTGGACGGTTGCATGACATCAATGGAGATGTGGGCAGCTGTTGTTAACGCCTACTCCAAGAAAGGTCTGTCCGAATTTGTAGCCACCACACAAGCACGGGTGGCCCGAATATGTCGGAAAGATAATTTTGATTTCAACACAGGAAAGGTAATTCTATGGACACCCCCGACATAGTGACACGCCCATCGCATTACACTCAGTTTGCCATCGAGCCTATCGAGTTCATCCTCCGTAACTCCCTACCTTTCCACACTGGTAACATCATTAAGTATTCAATGAGGGCTGGCAGTAAACTCTACGATGGCATGGACCCCGTAGAGAGTGAGGTCACCGACCTTAAAAAAGTAATGCGGTATGCACAGATGCGGATCAATCAACTACGCGGGGACTGCATCCTATGAGCCAGTTACATAATCTCAAAGCTTACATTGGAAGAATATAATGCCCCTGAACTTAGATAAGTACCAACGACTAGCTGCGACAACTGCAATATATCCAGAAGATAAAGCACTGGAATATTTAACCACTGGCCTGACAGGTGAGGTGGGTGAGCTAAATAGTAAAATAGCCAAGTGGTATCGCAAGGATAATGCGTATCCACATACAGCAATTCTAGATGAACTTGGAGATATATTGTGGTTCGTTAGCGAGTTAGCGCGAGTACATAACTGTAGTCTATCAGTCTTAGCTGGAAATAATTTAGATAAATTAGCATCTCGTAAAGAGCGCAATGCCTTACGGGGTAATGGGGATAATCGATGACAGACGTAAGAGCTGCAGTGGTAACACGCCGCACATATAACAGACCTCTCAATGATGAAGGGACTGTGTTCGAGACTTGGGAGCAGACAGTTGGTCGGGTTATTAACCACCAGCAATGGCTCTGGGAACGAGCTAAAACTGAGAAGCTTAACCAAGGGGAACTTGGTGAGCTAGAAGAACTACGGATACTCATGCTTGAGCGTAGGGCTACAACATCAGGCCGCACCTTGTGGCTTGGTGGTACAGACGTAGCTAAGAAGCACGAGGCATCACAGTTTAACTGTAGCTTCGGACGTATCGAGACAGTCCATGATGTGGTTGATGCCTTTTGGTTATTGTTACAAGGTTGTGGCGTTGGCTTCGAGCCTGTGGTTGGCACACTTAATGGCTTCGCTAAGGAGACAGAGATTGAGATGTGGCGTTCAGACCGAGAAGGTAAGGGCCGTGAGGATAACATCTCACAGCTGCGCACTATCGGTGATGATGGCTACCGCGTCTACAAGCTGACTATCGGTGACAGCGCAAAGGCATGGGCTAAATCCTTGGGGAAACTCATGGCTCTGAAGGACCCTGTAGACAAGATCATCTTGGACTTCAGTGAAATTCGCCCAGCTGGTACACGCCTCAAAGGATACGGATGGATAAGCTCGGGGGACGATACCCTTCACATCGCCCTTGGTAAAATCTGTGACATGATGAACAAACGTGCAGGACAGCTACTGACCCGCATGGATATACTAGACCTCCTCAACCTGATGGGTACTACACTGTCCTCGCGTCGATCTGCAGAGATTGCCGTGATGCCAGTAGATGACCCAGAGGCTGATGAGTTTATCACAGCTAAGAAAGACTTCTGGTTGCATGACAACGCCCACCGACAGCAGTCTAACAACTCTCTGATGTTCTATAAGAAGCCAACGAAATGGGAATTGTCCTACATCTTTGACCGCATGGTTGAGGCTGGTGGGTCTGAACCTGCATTCATCAACGCAGAAGCAGCGTTAAAACGCGCACCTCACTTTAAGGGTGTCAATCCGTAAGCATAATAGTGCGGATTTAAAACTTTTCCTGATTGACTTGGAAGCCCGACACGGGGCGACAGGGCGCAAGCGTAATGGCAGCGTGAGAGACTAAGCGGA